CCCGCTTGCAAAATATATTAATAATATGAATGATTAATTGAGTAAAACACTCTACTAGTATCTGTCAACACCTACCGAATTCACCTACTTATATTAAAGTTGTTTATTTTTATTGTTGGGTCTTATAAATCCACAGTACTGTGCACCCTTGTTAGTACTGCTTCATAATTCTTGTTATTATTATTGGGTCTTATAAATCCACAGTGATGTCCACCCTTGTAATCACTGCTTCATAATGTAGGTTTCATTGTCAGTGTCGGAGATACTACCAAGCATTATTACTATAAGCAAAATCACAAGTTCTATTGTATACTGTCTTTAATTCTTAAAGTTAATGAATGTTGTTGTGTCTGGTATTGATGCTTCTATAGTTAATGTTGGGTCATCTGATATGTTCTCAATTATTATTGGATGTGATAATATAGGTGTCAATGCTTGTAGTAATCTGAAGTAATGCCCTTGACTCACTACTGCTGAAAATTGACCAGAATTCCTATTGAAATAAATGTTTAATAATCCTTGTTCTGTGTCTAGGTCAAATAAGTAATTGTTTTGCGGTACATTCATTGTTCTATCTAAATTAGCTAAATTCCAACTTTCTAAGTCAATTACATCTCCTTTATCTTCTATCATTTCTGGAATGGATGAATAGAAAAATGTTGCTTTAAGATTTGTGTTTATATCTGCTCTTGTTCCATTTATGATTACATTGAATGTATTATTTGTTTTCTCAATATTGAATATGGTACCTGCTGTGTATTTATTATTCTGTACTAATAACACTCCTGATATATTTTGTTGTCTTAAATCTACTTCGTTTATTAATTTACTATTCTCTGTCTTATAAAATATTGGATTTGCTACAGGGTTAAACAAATGTATTTTGTAATTAAAATAAAATGATCCTGGTGCCACATAAAAACCATTCTCATCTGTTATATCTGATATATATATAATTATGAAAAATGGATTATTTTCTTTATCTAAAGTCTGACCTAATAATAATTTCTTTTGTTGCAACAGACTGTTCAAGGCTATTTTCTTAACATATTGTTCACTACACGAAAATGATTCTCCTGATGTTGATGAAATTAATGAGTTCTGAATGGTTTGGTCACTTACAAAAGGATTACTCATGCAACCTATTGTTATTGTTCCTTTCTGAAATTTACTCACTGTAGGTACGTATTCTATGGATATCGATTCTGGTTTATAATATTGATATTGTGATGCCAAATTTTTTATTCTAGTTCCTTGCCAGTATAATGGTGATATTGGTATTATTGCATAGATCTTAGATGTTGTTATTAAATTGCTGTCGCAACCTATCACTAAATCTTTTCCAGTTATTATTGAATCCTTGTTATTTCTATTAATTACTTGATTGTTAACATTCTTGGGTTTGTTCACTTTAATTACATTTTGATTCCATCTGATAGGGTAATTGATGATTGGTCTTTTGTACATTAAATTACCGTTCCAGTTTGGTCCTATTCTCCTATTACTCATTCTCCAGGCATTCATGTTTCTTCTTTGAAAAGGTCTTTGAACTTGTGATCTTGGTCTCCTGTTATTATTATTATTGTTATTGCTATTGTTATTATTATTTTGATTCTTATTCATACTTTTTATTAAAGGGCCAATAGACTTTTCAATTCTTCTGTATCAAATTCTGCATTAATCTGATCATTAATATATTGTAATTCAAGTATTGTGTTGCTTTCACATCTTTGTCTTTCAACCAATTGCATTTGCTCCCAATAACTTGTATAAAAGTCTATATACTTCTCTCTCTTCTTAACATCATATAACTTACTAAGTAATTCATTCAATTCTTCATCTTGGGTGAATTCTATGTTTTCTTTCTTTTCTTTTCTTTTTAATAGTTTTTCTCCTACATTTAATGCTTTCTTTCTCTGTTTCTTACTTAATTTTATGTTGTATAACATTTTTATTTCTGCTGCTTTATTAAAGTGTGCTTTTGCTATTATATCAAATATCTCAATTCCTCCATAATTGACTTGATAACTTATGGCTTGTTGTAAATGATAAAGGTATTGTTGCCGTTTATTATAACTCTTATATTTCACTGAATAAATTGCCTTATTATATAATGTTTTTGGATCTCTTGTTAATGTTATCTCTTCACTGAAAGGTTTCTTATACCATGATCTTAATGAACAAAATTTGAATGTGGATGGATCTCCTATACTCAAAAATTTCAATATTTGGCCTATACCGTATTGCCTTTTATCTGTAATTATATCTGGACTATCTGAACTAGGTAGAAAATAATTGTAATAAATCTTCTTTATTGTTTCATTGGATATATAATCTTTATATAGTACTGAGAAATCATCCCCCTTGGCATAAACTACATAATCTTTTCCATATTTAAGCCCTGCTTTTTCATTAACATATCTGTTGTATAAAACCATCCTTATAGTATTCATTAGTGTAGTGTCACAATCACCTGAAAATACAGTTCCTAACACATAGTATCTGACGTATGTTCTTACTTTTCTTGTATTATTGAAATCTCTATAATTCACATTCATCACCTTGTAATATGTGTTAGCTACTTGTTCAAATATTGTTTTAGGTACATGGTATATCTTGCTTGTTATTTTATTATAAATGTATCTATCGATTTCTTTTAGTGTTATGTCTTGTGTATTATCGAAAGCTGATCCATCCCCTTCTACTACCTTAGTGAATCCTTCTTTTATGTAATTATTAAGTTGTTCTGACATTTCTGTTAAATTTAATCCTCCGCAATATCCCTTCAGTTTCTTTGCTGCAATTTCCTCTAACATCCATGTTACTGGTCCCATTACATACTTCACGTGTTGTGGTATTGAACATATCATACGTGGTTTTCCATCTAATTCCTGCAATTCCGCCTTAACTATTGCTGTATATTCTAAACTAAGTATTTCTTCTATTTCTTTTCTAGTATATTGTAGCAATTCTTCTGGATGATTATAGTAATTGTATATTGGTTTCACTAAATTTTGTTTCTCTTTGTTTAAATGGTTATACCATTGTGACACATCGTAACCGAAATTTCTTAAGTCTTCTCCTAATTCCTCATCAATTACTTTTCTTGAGAATTTAATGAAATCCTGACTTACCATGCCTGAGGGTACAGGTGCTGTCTTTATCTGTCTTTTCAGGGCTGCAAAAAGTGTTTGTTTATTTTTTCCATACATCATAACTCTCTCTTTGTAATCATTGTTATCACCTAATGTTTTCACAAATGCTATTTTCTGTGGTTGTGAATCTACAATTTCTGATACTTTTATGTCATTTACACAATCAAAATAATTCTTCAATTTATTGGTTCCTCCTAAAAATTTATTCTTTTGCTTTAAAGTTTCTAAATGTTTATGTGTTGCTAATTCTCTCAATTCTTCATCTTTTATTCTAATCATTAACCTAGGAAAGCCTTGTGTTTTTGGATCTTCTACAAAATAACTGTCGTTCCCCTTGGTGATTAGTGATTTATTTGCCATGTCGTTTAGTAATTGAATCAATTCTTTATTTAGTTCTGAATTAAGATATTTGGTTTTTATTTCATTAAATAAAGGGTGTGCATTGTTCATATATGACTCCTTATTATAAACATCACATGTGTTATTTGGTTTACTGTGCTTTTCTATATTTTCTGAATAGTAAGTAAATAGTGAAGCTTGTGGTTCTTGGGGCACACCCTGTTGTCCATTGGCCCTATTTAAAAATCCAATTGGGTTATGTTGAGGTTGTATTCCTTCTCATTTGTAAATGTAAATATGTTCCTCAACAATCTGTAAACTTTGCAAATTGTACTTTCACTTTGATAAATTAATTTCATCTTCTCATCTTTTATATCATTAACCATTTTTATTAGTTTACTGGACATTATTGATTTTATTTTTATTTCTGATTCCATGGTGTCTTTTATCAATCTTGCTGCTAATGGTATTATGTGTTCAAATATGTTATAATTTGGTAACTCCTTATTTAAGTAACTCAAAAATCCTCTTAGTGATTTGGTGTCTATTTTTTCTAATTGTATTAATTTCAATCTAGCTTTATCTACTACTTCCTGTGGTACATTCTGTATTTCGTACATTGTTGTTAAGGGATCTATCTGTACTTTTGTCATTGTTCGCAATCCATACCATTTCCTTTTTTCCATTTTTGATAAATAATACTTCCCATCTACTACATTGCATCTCTGATCCAATTGCTGTTGTATTGATTCTTCTTCTTCTTTTTCTATTTTAATTGGTTCTTTTAATTTACTGAATAGACTCTCAATTCTCTTCTTGTTCTCTATACTGTACATTTCATTATAAATTTTTAAATCTGGTTTATTCTCCTCATTTACTATTGCTATTCTACCCTTTATGCTTCTTATATGTTGTAATTTGTCTATCAAATCGTATGTGTTATATGCTATATCTTTTTCTGACAGGTAATCTGCTATTTGTGGTTTGGTAATTTTCACTATTTTGAATCTGACATAGTAAGTTGCATCACAGTCATACTTATCTAATGGTATTGTTTTCAATATAAAATCATAATTACTGTCTTCTGGTTGTGGTATTATGGTTGAACTATTGGGGTATATGTATTTTAGATATTTCAAATCATGTGTGTAAGTGTGATCATTGCCATAAGTTCTCATTACAAATTTTGCTTTATCTATATCTATATATAAATTTTCTTTAACATCTTTATCTCTTACTATGATTTGTGTGTATCCCTCTATGTTAGTTCCGAATTGTAAAAAATGTCTTTTCAAATCTAACAATTTAGGTACATGTGCAGCTCCTACCATTAATGTTCCATCATTGAAATATTTGGATGATTCATATAATTCTTTCTCACTTAAGTAATAGATTATATCAGTTAAATTGATTAATGTATCTTTATCTAAATATTTCTTTTTCTTCTTTTCTTTTCCCTTTTTCTTCTTGTTATTAACTTCTATTTTGACTTTTTTATCATCTTTCTTCATGACTTTCTTTTTACTTTTACTCCTCTTGTTACTTGTATTTATCAAATTATCCTCATCTTCTTCCTCCTCAACTTCATCATTCTCACTAATAGGATCATCAAATGTACTATCATATTCTTCTTCTTCTTTAGTGGGTGTATTTTGTTGTACTACCTTTAATAAATCTCCTTCATAAATTTCTATAATATTTTTTAACCATTCATCTAATTCTTCCTTGTTTCCTTCTTTCTTAGCTCTGTCAATACTTCTTTGAAATTCATCCAAATTAAACTCTTCACCTCCTATCATAAATCTTCTTTTCATAGCATTCACCTGTCTATCTGATAATGTATCCTTGAATTTCTCTTTCAAAATCTGTAATTTAGCATCTATATGTCTAATCCTGTCGTTATCTGTTGATTCTGCATTGCACTTCACCAAATACATTGGGTATCCTGAACTCATTATTCTAGTCCCATTTATATCCATTATTCTCCTATTTGTTTTCACTGCATCATCGTTTTCATCTTTACCTGTTCTCATTACGTTCTCTTGTATATTAGTTAACTCTGCTATAGCTCTAATATGTTTTAACATTGGGTGTTTATTGGTTTCTCTTTTTTGTATAATACGTTTTTCCATTGGCTTATCTTTGTTTAACTCCTCATAAGTTATGAATTTTGCTCCTGTAATTTCATTCAAATATTTTATATATTTTTCATCTTCTGGTCTTGGAAAACTATATGATTCTATATATTTCTTCATTAATTTCTCTTGAATATCAATCTTTGTGTTGTATTTAACCTTTTCCATTAAAGCTTCATTATTTAATTGACTTATCACTTTATTATCACTTTCTCTCTTATTCTCCTGAAAATTATTTCTTGAATTTGGTTGAAAGTTATTTCTTGTTTTAAAATTTTTATTATATTTATTGTTGAAATATGGCTTATCATTTCTGAATTTATTTCTGCTTTTTGATCTGATATTTTTGTTAAATTTGTTATTTTTGCTTTCAGATCTTCTATTATTGAAATCATTCATATTATTAATATTTTCTTTATTATCATTATTATTATTATTATTATTATTAT